CATAATTTCGCCGGTTTCTCAACTGAGAGAGATCGGTGAAGATCGCTATCTATAGGGATCAGCGGAACCTGTGCATAATTCGCGAAGGCGAAGTCTGCATAAGGAAACACTGAGTCCAGCCGTTCTGGCCACGTTTTGAAGTCGTACTTGTACGACCCATAACGCTGGTCAGACACCGCACCAGGTCCATGCTTCGGCCTCCACTCGTGGGGGTCAAAGACCCCGAGCATGCTCGTAATTAGGTCAGCAGACTGCTGAACTAACTTAGCGTGCTCTGGATGCACAAGTAGAGGAGTCCCCGTGACGGGGTCTGCACTTACTTGATGCTGAGAATCGCCAAAAGCGAGTTCCACAGCGTCTTCAGCGCAGAAAGTATCGTGGTATCTCCAATCAAGGGATCCATCGATTACCTCCTCATCTTCCCTGAAGAATCCTACGATACTACGAGTAGTATCGCGATGATTCGATGATAGTTCAAGCTTCCGAACAGCTCCGAGGAGCTGCCTAAGAAGCTTTACGGCTATTGTATCAGGGTCGTGCCGAAGTGTACCAAAACGATCGAAAACGCGTAAGGTGAGACCCCGAAACAGTCGTGGGATCGCCTCTCCATGTCTACACCCAAAATGAATCAGGTGAGACGGGATTAGACGCTCTTCCCGAAGGCACTTGTCAAGGTGCTTCCGGAAAGACGGCATGACATCAAGGGTGAACCTGATGCCATGCTGTTCGATCGCGGAGCTCAACCGCTTGTAATCACGGTCAAACTCCTTGGCACATTCTGGGTAATGACGCGCGCAATCGACTAACAGCGCGCGGTACACACCTAGAACAAACTCTGCGTAGCTTTTCAGATCATCCATGGACTACTCCAGGGTTGATCTCTACGGCTAGCAGACCCTCACACTGTGGGTGGGAGTTACGATTCCCAGCCCAGCAGCTTCGCTGCGATACCGCCGGCCTTGACCATGTAAAACGACATGGCCTCGGAGACATCGATGATGTCAGTGGCGGCCCCGTTCGGATCATTTCGGATCGTGAACGAGATATCGGAAAGCGAGCCAGAAGGCAATGCCGCGGTCGGTTTCACATAGCGCGAGAACGTCACGGAGTGACGATCGAACGCCTGTGTACCCGCCTTGACCTTGTCTCGTGAGTTCCGGACCTTCGCCCGGTAAGTCACGAGGCCATCGTCGAGGTAGTACTCGGACGAATAGCCATCCTGGCTGATGAGAGGAAGAACCTTCGCGGTTCCTCCAGAACCATCGAGCGTAAGCGTGAGAGAAGTGCCAAGCATAGAGAATGTCCTTTGTGTTGGCGTTACTTGAAGACGCGCAATCTTTGCACGCCCAAAGCCGCCAACACGGACAGCTGAGACGCGCCCAGAAAAGGCACGTTGAAGCCAGGTAGGAGCACTGTCCCGCCCACAATACGTGTGCGGATAGTGCGCGTCGCCTTACTCGAAGGATAGATGCCAACAACTTCGGCACCTATACCTTGAGCATGGGTACCCGACGTAGTGACCGTTGACTTTCGCATGAGGCAAGCCTCAGTCCAAGTCGCCGGAACAGTATTGGAGAATGCCATCAGGTAATCACCAATATTGGTAAACCAGCCTATGAGCCAGGTCCATGGTATGATTTTCCATAGACCGTGAGCCAAGCCCTCGGGAGTGAATCCGAGGACAAGGTTCCGGACATATGCTGTGTATCCACTATCGCCAGGCCGATACGAAGGAGGCTTAAGTGGTTTCCACCTCACGGTGGCCCACGACGATTT